ATGCTGATGTGTTCTATGATCCTGAGTGCCCTGCTTCACATGCTTACTTCATCAATACAAATCATGTATTCTTAAAATATTTAGGAAAAGATTTGCTTGAAGTTGGCGAAACTATGCGCCCAGTAAATCAAAATGCTTATGTAACTCCAATCGTTTTCACTGGCAATATGACCATTGATAACGCTAGAGTACACGGTGTTATGCATAATTAATTTAATTTAAAGGATTTAAAACATGTCTAAATTTGTTCCTGTTAATAGCTTAGTAATTCCACAAGCTATTGATGAAACTTCTACAACTCAACTTTTGCCACTAGGCACTAGAGTTAGAGCTTATGATGTTGCCTCTACCGCTTACGGTGAAGGTGAATTTATCTACTTGAAAGGCGTTGCTTCTACCGTTCTCGGTAGTCTTGTAACTTTCTCTTCAGATGATTTTTCAACTGCTTTATTGGCTGCTAACGCAATCGATCCAGTAGCTGTATCAATGTCAATCAATGTAGCGTCTAGCTACGGTTGGTATCAAATCTATGGCAAAGCTGTTGGTAAAGGGTTGACTGGTTTGCTTGATAACGCAAACTGCTACGCAACTGCAACCGCTGGTTCAATCGATGACGCTGTTGTAGCTGGTGATAGAGTCAAGTTAATGAAAAGTGCTTCTGCTATCGACACTCCTTCAACTGGTTTGGTTGAATTAGAAATTAGCTATCCTTTTATGGATGACGGCTTGGCTGCTTAATTGTAGACAAGAAAAGGAGGGGGCATAAAACACCCCCTCTATTTATTAATTAAAAAAACAAAACAATGACTAACTTAGTTTTAGATGTTAGACCTTCACAACTAGTTCTTAGTAAAAATGGCGCTCTTAAAGTAGCCTTCTTTGACAGAATGTGTAAAGTTAATGTAAAACGCGATGATAAGGATCGTATTATTAGCTCTGATGAGATTGCTAAATTATTCATCCACATTGAAATCCCTGCTGATTCAACAACTGTGGTTATTAGACCAGTTAAAGAAGTTAGAATTACAGACGGCGATGATGTTCGCTGGTTGTCTGAAACCGAATTATACACAAGAGCTTATGAAAAATATTTAGCCTTGAAAAATGCTGTGATTTATAATCCACAAACTGAAATTGAAGAACTTAAAAAGAAATTAGCCGCTGCTGAAGCTTCTAAAGCAGAAGATGTAGCTGCGCTTGAAAATGCCCCTAAAAAAGGGCGTAAACCAGCAGTAAAAGAAGAAAATAATTTAGAGGCATAATGACACTTTTAACCATCGCACAATCAGTATTAAGAGAAACTAAGAACAGCAGCATTCCAACAACTATTATTGGGAATACACAAGATGTTGCTTACCAGATTCTTGAAGTGCTGACTGTGACGATGACTGAACTTGCACGCTCTTATGAGTGGCAAGAGCTTCAGAAGGAAAAAACATTTAATTCTGTTGCTTCCACCGAGGGTTACAGCTTACCCACTGACTTTGACAGATTTGTAAATGAAACTTTTTGGAATAAAGATGAAATGTGGCCTGTAAAAGGTCCGATGACACCAGAAGAATGGAGAATATTAAAGAACTCTACTATTTCAGGTGGTGCTACAACTGAATATTTCCGAATCCGTCAAGGACAAACTTTAATATTTCCAATTCCCGCATCTGTAAATGCTTATATTTACGAATATATCACCAATCAAATTATCAACAGTTCTGTTGGAGCTGGGCAAACAACATGGCTTGCAGATACTGATGTGCCAGTAATTGATGCCTATATTGTGCGCTTAGATGCAACTTGGAGATGGTTAGAAAAGAATGGTCGCCCTTATGCTGAAGAGCAAAAAACAGCAAACAATGCAATTGCAGAGCGCGTTAGAACCAATGGAGCAAGACGCAAAGTAAGGCACAACTACAGCAATTTTGATGTTAAAATCGGTTATCCACAATTAATTGTTGCACCATAATGCCATTAAATATCACTAAAAGCGCAAGACTTACAAGCGAATCAAACCAGAACTCAAACTATCTTGGTTTAAATCAAGAAAGAAGCGGCACTGCTTTGCGCTCAAATGTGCCTGCGCCTACAGGTGGTTTAAATACTAGAGATTCTGAAAGTGCCATGGAGCCAACTGATGCGGTAATAATGGAAAACTGGTTTCCTGCTCAAGGTTCAGTTTCTACTCGCAAAGGCTTCACAGAATATGCTACTGGTTTAAGTGGCTACATTGAGACACTTATAGAATACAATGCTGGCGCAACCCGCAAGTTTATTTGTTGCAACAGTAGCCAAATTAATGATATTACAAATCCTGCCTCAATAGTTAGTTTAGGCACTGGATTTACAAATGCTAGATGGCAATGGGCTAATTTTAACGCCTATGTTATCATGGTTAATGGCGCAGATACGCCACAAACCTTTGACGGCACTACTTTAGCAGCAAGTACAATTTCAGGAAGTGGACTAACTGTGAGCCAATTAGATGGAATTAATGTTCATAAAAACCGCGTTTATGTTTGGTCTTCTAATGCTCAAGATGTTTGGTATGGCGCAACAAATGCAATCGGTGGCACTTTTACCAAGTTTCAACTTTCTCGTGTAGCTCCTTTTGGTGGCAACCTTGTTTCAATGATGACTTGGAATTTAGACGGCGGCAATGGTGTTGATGATTACGCTGTCTTCCTAATGTCCTCTGGTGATGTTTTGTTGTATCAAGGTTCAGATCCTGCAACTTGGGCTTTGCTTGGAACTTATAAAATAGGTCGTCCAATCGCAATAAGAGGAGCTAAGAAGGTTGCTGGGGATATTATGATGATTACTGATCAAGATTTTGTTTTCTTTTCAGAAGTGTTTAAAAATGATGGCTCGGTAACTCAAAGAAGTAAATTGTCTGGCGCTGCAATTGATGCCGTCAATTCCTACGCTTCAAATTATGGCTGGGAAGTTGTTTTGTATCCAAAAGGTGGATGGCTTTTAATTAATGTTCCAGTAGCTACCAATGAGACCTATGTGCAATATGTAATTAATACAATCACAGGTGCAGCCACTAAGTTTACAGGCATGAACGCCATTACTTGGGGCAATTACAACAACAATATTTATTTTGGTGGCAATGGTAAAGTTTACAAAGCTGATGATGGATATAGCGACAATTCTAATTACATTGTTTGCGATGTCCAAACCGCTTACTCAAACCTAGGAAGCCCACAAGAAAAGACAATAAATGCTTTCAGAAACACAATCAAAGCCGATGGAACTGTAGCGATTAACACTTTCGTCAACTTCGACTACGGCAAGGAACAAACAAGCCAAAATGTAAACTCTACAGTAGCAAGCGGTTCTTTTTGGGATGTAAGTTTTTGGGATGTGGCAATGTGGAGTCCTGAAGGGCTTACAAGAAATGATTTAGTGTATTCGTCTGGACAAGGTGTTGATGTCGGAATGCGACTCAAGACCAGTTTAAGCGGCCAGCAATTGAATTGGTATAGAACGGATTACAGCGTGACTGTAAGTAATATTTTGTAGAGAATTTATGGGATTTGGGAAAATAAAAAAAGCAGTTGGTGGTGTTGTCAATGCAGTTCCTGGCGCAAACAAACTGGTAAGCACTGGGGCTTTTGGAATCGGTGGCGACTTTTTAGAGCGCGCTGCTGATGCTAATACTAGAGAGCAAAGAGCGTTATCCTTGGGGCTTTCGGGATCAGCAACTGAGCAACAAATTACAACAGCCAATCTTTTTAGGAATTTATCCCCAGAACAGCAAAAGGATTTGTTGTTAAATAATCCTAATATCTCAACTCCAGAAGGTGGACAATCTTATGATCCACTTACCAATACACTTAGTTTAAACGAAAGCGATTTCACCAAATCAGAAAGACTCCGCCAAGAAGGTCTTGCAGCTCAATTAAGCGGCTCTCTAAACGGCAACTTCTCTAATAATGGTCAAGCTATTCAAGATGCTACTTTTAATCGTGGCAAAGCTCAAATTGACCCAATTGTAAAGCAACAAAGAAGAGATTTAGCGACTCAATTAGCAGACCAAGGAATCCCTGCTGGCTCTGAGGGATATAACGAAGCAATGAATCGCTTAGATGATTCAATTGCTCGTCAATACACAGATTTAAGTCAAGCTTCAATCCAAACAAGCGAAGCAGTAAGAGGTCAAAGATTTAACGAAATTGCCTCTCTTCTTGGTCGCTCTCAAGTCGGTGCTGGTGCTTCTTTTTCACAAAACCAAGGCTCTAACTTTAGCGGATTAGATTTATTTGGAGCTGAACAATCATCTTTGAATTTTAGTAGAAACGCATCATTACAACAAAGTTTATTATCTAAACAACTTAAACAACAAAATAGAAATGCTCAATATCAAGCACTTGGTTCTGTTGCTGGTGCAGCGGGATCTGCCATTGCTTCTGATCGCAACCTAAAAGAAAACATAAAAAAGATTGGAATTAGTGAAAAAGGTCTTGACATATATGAATTTGAATATAAAAATAAAAACTTAGGTGAAGGAGTGTACCAAGGTGTGATGGCTCAAGACTTGCTAGAAAGTAAGCCAGAAGCCGTAATATCAGACAGCAGCGGTATCCTTAGCGTCGATTATTCTTTGATTGATGTTGATTTTAAGAGGATTCGTTAATGGCTGTTGACAGACGCTTACTAGCGCAAGCACTATCCCAAGGACAAGCCAACCTACAAACTGGTCAAGACATCTCTAAATTTGCAATGGACTCTTCCAATTTCGGAAGTGGACAAGCAAGAGGTGTTGGACTGGCTGCACAACTAGCAACTGCTGGCATTGGTGCTTTCACTCAATACAGAGCGCAGAAAGATTTAAACGAGCAAGAATTATCTTCACAAGCTCAATTTTCTAAACAGTTTCCTCATTTAGCTGATATTGCCTCAACTCTCTCTCCAGAGACTCGTCAAGCATATACTTTAGAAACAATAAAAGCCTCTCTACCAAAAGCCGCAGATAATCAAATTATTTCTGGTGAAGGTGGTTATTTCTCAGTTGATAAAAATAATCCTAATGCTACAGCCACTCCAATTATGGGTGCTGGTGGTCAAGTTATTAAACCACAAAAGCCATCCTCTACAACTATAAATGTAGGTGAGCAACAAGGATTTAAGAACGAGACTCAACTTCGCGGTGAATATTCTGATAGAAGTAAATCTTTTATAGGTGTAAAAGAAGGTTACGAAAAAGTTGTTGCCTCCGCCAAAGACCCATCCCCTGCTGGTGATTTAGCTTTAATTTATGGATTTACAAAAGCTCAGGATCCAACTTCAACAGTTAGAGAAAGCGAATTTTCAACAACTGAAAGTGCAAGAGCTTGGTTAAGTAAATCAGAAGA